CTAGTTTCTTTTTGATTGCAGAGAAATCACACTTCTTAGCCATATTTACTTTTAACCTTTCGTTGTCTGCTTCTGCCAAATTAGCGGTGATGTTGTTTTGTTTGAGCAGTTGAGCAGCCAATCTCAGATCGTCATTGCTGACGGGTTTGTAATTACCGTCATCATCTTGACTGCCATTTTCTACACGATGGATAACAGCAGCAATGGTTAAAGTGTGTAATCTCTCTAGTTCATCAGAGTTATTTGGCATAGTTGCACCTGTGTAGATTACTTACTTTGATTGTAGCTTAAAAATATTGTCTCTAATGATCGCAACAGCTTGATCATCTATGTTGTTATCGGTGGACTGACTAAGTTTCTCAAGTAGTTCTATTATCAGGCGTTTGACGGAATCGCTCTTGATGAAAGCAAAAAGGATTGGTTTAATTAAAACAAGCATAGGTAAATGCATTAATTTACCCTAGGCTATAACCAACACCTGTGCAGAGCAACTATGGATGAACAAGAAGATAAAGGTTCAAGTCTTCTTGGAGAGCTTTTAAGGGTTGTAGTCCTTTTTTGGGCTCTCGCCTGTCTGAGCCTAAATTACTTAGGCCATGTAAAAGCAATGGACCCAACTTTTCCTGCAAGTTTGCTGACTGGAATTTTAGGTTCAATGGGAGTGAATGTGTCCAAAAAGAACGGCAATGGCAAGAAAGATAAAGTTATAGTGGACAACAAAGATACACAGGCGGGGATCAAATGAAGCGACTATGGTTAATAGCTTTATTGTTCTCTGGGCCTGTTTATGGAAATCCTGTATCTCCCGCCTGGACGACAGGATCAAGTAATCAAACAGAGAACACCACTCAGTCAATTACTAGGAGTATCGTCACAGAGAAATATGGTTCAGCCCTCAAGACTTGGGAGGCTTCAAACGTAGCTGTTACATCATCAGCGAGTGGTGGTATAGCTCATGCAGATGCAATCTTTACACCAAAAGTAGATACAGCCGATTGGTCTTTATCAATAACTACTAGGGCTGCATCTCAATTAGTAGAAAAAATTACACAGACCGATGCAATCACAACGACTTCTGTTATCAGCTCTCTCAGCGTGTTTAGTCAGTAGTGCGGTAAAAGCAGAGGACGTTAATAATATTGCTTCTCCTAATGCAGTAGGTAATTCATCAATAATCAATCAGAATATGCAGGTCAATCAAGGTGCAACAAGTAAGAATTATTTCGGTAGAAATGTAATATGTTCTCAACCTAGTATGTCGTTCACTCCCTTCTATACAGGTAACGATTCACAGAACCCTAAAGAACAGATCTATACAATTAGTGAAGGATGGGGATTCCAGTTAAGTTACATGGTCCCACTAGGTAATTCTAATGATCAATGCTCAGAATTAGCCACCTTAAATATACAACTAGCCAAAGAAGAATTAAATAAACAAAAGACAGATAAACAACTTGTAAGGGTTTTAAAGTGTTCACAATTACATGCCTCTGGTTACATGATTCACCCCAAATCTCCAATGGCGGGGTTATGTGGTGATGTTGTAAATATTAGGTCTTTTGTGAAGAAGAATCCTTCTTTGTTTGAAACTCCTTAACCTCTTTTTTTAATATCTTTGTGAATATCTTTTTAAATATCTTTTTTATTTGAGCTACGGCGGCTTGACCTGCGATACCACCAGCAACCGAAACCACTGAAGCTGTTCCTGCTGCAATGACACTAGAGGCAATTACTTCTGGTGCGGGAACTGGCATTTCACCCAAGAAGGGTAAACTAAAAGTAGCTATTACTTCAATTGATGACTCGGTATTTGGTACTTGGGGTAGGTTGTCTAATCCTTGTGGTTTCGCAGCTCCCACAGATCCAACTTCTTCGCTCTTTTCTTTTTTTTCAGATGTCTCCTTCTCTAGAGTCTCTTCCTGAGTTGAAGTCACCTGATCTAAAGAAGGGATTAGACTTGGATTTAGATAAGGGATCTCTCCCTTTGGGAGATAAAAAGTTGTTTTAGGTGGGTTTAATGTGTAATTAGTGTTAGGTAAATTAGGTAAATTAATAGATGGTGTTTTCATTTATATCTTTCTCTACAAGCTTTTGATTTACATGCATTATTACAATAAATTTTACGTTGTTCTTTTGTAAAAAACCTATCTCCACAATGAGGACAGCTTTTAATCATACTGCCCATTTCACCTACTCGTTTATAGATCCCGTTATTAACGATAATAAATTCGTCGAAATCTTTAATCATTCATACTTGGACTTACCAAGAGTGATCGCTGCTTCATGCGTTGAGAAATCTTCACTACCCCATATAGAAGTAGTGTTATCTTCTTTTTTGTAAGCTCTAATAATTTCCAGATGATCTACATTACGTTTAAGAGTATCCTTATCATCATCTGTAATTGTATCTTGAGCAGCAATTCGATTTATTAAACTAACGCTATCACCTGCATTAGTGAAGATTTTAGCTACTTGTTCAGTTGTTTTTTCAGCCATTGTTTTTTAAAGTTTCAATTTCCATTTTAAGCTCTTGTATCGCCTTTACAAGTACGGGAACTAGCTTTCCGTAAGAGGCTTCTAAGCGATCAGGATTATTATCATAAACTAAGCCTAGATAATCAGCGTCATTTTCCTTTTGCGCTGTTTGAAGTTGTTGAGCAATAAAACCTGATTCAGTATGTCCATCTCTTGTTATACCTTCTCTCGATTTCCATTTGAACTTGACAGGTTTTAATTGACTTACAAAGTCCAATCCAACAGGTAACTCTTCTATTTGCGTTTTATCACGTTCATCAGAAAGAGAACTAATCGTTTGAACCTGACAACGCAAAGAAGAAATATTACTATCCCCTAGTGTTATTTCGTTTGAAACTGTTCCTGAACTAGCGGCTGCATCGTGACCAAGCAATATGTTATTTGAGCCACTACTTAAATCATTAGTTCCTGTGTTACCAGCGTCTTGGCCAATAAGAACATTTTTAGATCCAGTACTTATCCCTTTACCTGCACCTCTACCTATGCAAATATCCTCACTTCCACTTTCGATCATTTTACCAGCTTCGTATCCGATAAAAACATGACTTGATCCAGTAAATTGTTTTCCAGAAAAAACACCAATACTGATACTCTGACTACCTGTCGAGTTTTGACCTGCTTGCTGGCCAACCATTACATTGTAGCTACCTTGTGTATCTGATAGACCGCCTATACATGTATTTCCTCCGTTCCAGCCAGTTAGACTGTCTCCAGCCTTAGACCCTACCATAGTATTGTAGGTGCCATACTCGATGCCATGACCAGCTTCATTTCCAATACAGGTATTATCTGAAGCTGTAGTTAGAGTGTCTCCTGCTTTATATCCAAAAAAAGAATTTCTCGTTGCAGTTGTTAAAGATGTTCCAGCCTCATATCCATATGCACAGTTCTGAGTACCCGTAGTCTGAGCACCAAGTGCAACCGCTCCAACCGCTACTGTTTCCCCTGCTGTGTTTAAGGCAAGAGTATTTCTTCCAATCGCCACATTATTGCTGGAAGTTGTGGCTACTTTTAATGCACCTTCTCCCACCGCTACTGAGCTGTCACCTTGGGTGACGTTCATTCCTGCGTCTTTACCGAAGAACGTATTATTCAGACCTTCTCCGCTATCTAAATCTTCCCCTGCATTGGAACCTGCAACGGTGTTACCGTCGGAGTCTGAGGTGACTCCACCGCCTCCACCTCCAGATACCGCTTGCCAAGAACAAGTACCATCACCATCTTCTCTTAAATATTTACTACCACCTGTTTCACCTGTTGAAAGTATTGCTGTACCTTCTGGAGTCTGTGCAGCTACAACGAAATCCATATTACCGTTGGCATCGTCGTAAGTCACTGAAATACCTGTTTTAGTACCACCAGTAGCTACTAATGGTCCAGCAATATCTTGAACCTCTTCAGTACTTAATTGGGTATTGGTGTCTGTAACTGTATTTGTAAAAGTGATCTTATCGCCTGACCTAGCGATTGATAATCCAGTACCAGCTTCTAAAACAACGTCGTCTGAACCTGAACCTGATCCACCAGCAGTTAGTCTAATTTTCTCTTCATCGCTGTTATCACCATCAACACAAGAGATTGAATAAGTAGTATCAGTTCCACCACCACCACCTGAGCCATTAGACGCTGCAGTAATTCTTCCTTGTGCGTCAACAGTTAAATTTGTATTTGTATACGAACCAGCCGCAACCGCAGTATTAGCTAGTTTTGTACCTGCTATTGCTGCATCTGATTTGATGTCAACATTCTTGATAGAATCATTTTTAATTCCATTACTATTGACTGTAGTTAATCCCATGATTTTTAAGCTGTAGTTTTGTTGGTAATTAAGAACGCTTTGTAATCTGCTTTAACTTGATCCGTCCATGCAGCGTTGCAGATTGCCTGAACGTCGCTGTCCTCCCCCGAAATCGAGGTTTCAACTAGGTTATTACTTGCATCAAGTGTCCCTGGTGTTAATACTTTTCTATGGAATGAACGAGTAAGTTCTACACCGTCTCTCTTGATAACGGTTGCAGTTCGTACTTGAATGTTCCATTTTTTAACGACTTCAATTTTGTCGTTTTCTTGTGTTTCTGTGAGCGTAGCCATTTAGGATTAATCTTTGATTAAAACAGGTTTAATGGAGGCGTAGTTTATAGACGTGCTAACGGTCTAATATTTAACTGGCGTTATAAGTTAAACTAAATGTCGCTACTATGTTAGTTCGACTAGAAACAGGAACGTTATTATGATCTGGAAAATAATCAGTATCAATATCCAAGGTATAAATATATAGCGTTGCATCGCTACCAGCCCATGCAAATGAAGCAGTTAAAGAACTATCAGCTTGCGTTTGTGCTCTAAAATGACCAATCGGCGCAGTGCCACCATGCTCAGGAGTAAATGGAAGAGAACCATCTAAATGGAAGACATGAGAGGAACTGCTTGAAACAGTATCAGTTCTTATTCTTCCATTTATATGAACTAGACTTCCTACTTTTGTATAAGAAACATTAGAGACGTTAAGATTACCGCCGCTTGTATTATCACTTTTCCTTAAAGTCCAAGTAAGATTTCCTTCCTCATAGTCGTTAAGAGCATTTGCTGATGCTGCATCGCCGTTAAAGGTTAGACCTCCCCCTGCTAAAACACGTAGTCTTTCTGTTGAATTAGTCGCTAATCTGATTGAACCAGTACCACGATCATTAGTTATTAATAAATCTGCGGTACTATTATCTACTTTTATACTTGAAGCATCAACTCTTGTACTATCAGCAAATCTAATTTCTTTTGTATGATTTGAAGTATCTCCTATTTGAACCTCACCTACAACAGTTAGGTCACTCCCATCAAAAGTAAGATTCGCCTCACCGTTTAGACCTGACCCTGTACCTGTAACGACTCTATTGTTAGCGTCATTAGAGAATGATAATTGAGTATTGGTATCAGTAGGAACTGCCCACTCCATACCATTAGAGGTATAAGCAAGGAATTTATCAGTACCAGACGGGGCTGCATGTATATCTAATTTGGCTTCTATAATCGAGTCATCCGCAAGTTTGCTTCCTGCGATATTGGCAGAAGCATTAATTTTTTCATTCGTTACTGATCCGTTTTGAAGGATAGCCGTTGAGACTGTGTTGTTGCTTGGAGTTCCAATATTTACCGTTGATCCAATAACAACGGCAAAGTAGGTATCCGTACTGGCTGGTGCAGCACCAAGTTTTACCGTGCTTCCACTTAATGCAAACCCTTCTGACGGTGTGGAACCACCTGCGTTTGGACGTTGAAGAACACCATTAATACTTAAAAGAATTTGTTCTGCACTAGAAGGTGCATTAGTAATTGTGAAATCTTGAAGGCTTCCATTAAATGCTGGACTTAAAGTTGATATATAGAAATTACCAATAGACTGTGCTTCTTCCCATGCAGTATTAGTTGCGTTATAAACTAATAGTTTTGATGTAGAGGTGTTAAAGAATAAATCTCCAGCGTCTAATGCACTAGA